GTACGATTGACACGAACGAAACGTGCCGTTTTACTAAAGTCCTTTAGACAAGTAGCTCCAGTATAAGCACAAGCACTACGAACACCCCCGAAGATATCTCGCACAACCCCATCAACTTTTCCCTTGTATGGAACTGTCTTGACTCTACCTTCGCTGGTGGCATAATCATTCATACCATCGTTATGTTTGTTTTGGGCTTCTTCTGATGACATGCCATAGAAAAGTAAACTTTTCTTTTTCTTTTTCCAATTATTCATCGGGCTGTCTAATTCTGGACCATTAGGAAATTCTTTACCGGAAGATTTGCTAATAGTCGTATATTCCCATTCGCCCTCACACTCGTCTGTTCCTGCCAGCATACCGCCCAGCATCACAAAGTCTGCCCCAGCAGCGTAGGCTTTAGCTACATCACCGGCAGTCCTACAGCCACCATCTGCACAGATGAGGCCAAGTCTACCAGTATCAGACCTTAAACCATGTGCTGCGTGGGCACACTCTGCGATAGCTGAAAGCTGTGGGTATCCAACACCCGTTTTCAATCGAGTCGTACATGCAGAACCGGGACCAATCCCAATCTTTACAATGTCAACTTCGCCATGCAGGATAAGTTCTGATACCATTTCTGGTGTGCAGACATTACCTGCCATGATAATTGAATTAGGAAATTCTAATCTGATCTTACCACAATAGTCAACAAACCTCTCTGTGTAGCCATTGGCAATATCAATGCAGATGTTAGGCTGAACAGAAGTGTTGTCTTCGATATAGAACAAACGCTGTAGTTCCTTCTCAAGATCCATACCAATACTAATCCAAACGTTATGCTCTACATTATAATATTTGTAGAAATTATCAATTACATCAGCGTCATAATGCTTATGTAAACAAGTCACCATCTCATGACTGTTAAGGGCAGTTCCCATCTTGAATGTACCAGTAGTGTCCATATTGGCAGCTACTAGCGGTACACCATGCCACTCTTTTGGCGAATGGTAAAACCGAAACCTACGTTTCAAATCCACCTCTTTACGGCTTGCTGCTCTCGACCTTTGTGGAACGAGTAATACATCATCAAAGTCTAGTTTTGGTTCTGGATCAATTTTCAGCATCTTCTTCCTCTATGTCAAATGGTACATCGGAACCTTCAATTACATCACCATCCGGCGATGAACGCATTTCGTCTCTAGTTCGTAACTCAGTCAGTCTTGCATGTGAACCTTCCATCTGGAAGTTAATATAGTTACCATCTATAAGTCCAGCACCATGCCTTGCTTTTAGATTGACAACCTTGTGTGTACCGCCATTAGGACCGTCCTCTGCCAGTTCATCTGGCGACTTTAATTTAAAATAGGACAATGACGTACACAACCAAACAATCCTGTCAGAACCGCTCACAGATCCGGTATCTTCTCTTGTGATACCATCACGATTAAGCTGAACAAATGACAAACATGCAAAGTCATACTTCACTGTGAGATTGTGCAACTCTGTAATCTGGAAACCAAGAGCCTGATATTCTTTAACGTCTCCAGATATACCTGCCGAACTCATTAACTTTAGGTAATCATATACAACCAAACAGTCGTTTGTTCTTCCGTTCTCGTCCTGTCCAACTTCGCGTAGAATCCAGCGTTTAATTGTATTTAGAATAGTTTCAAATGGGGCACCTGCCACACTGACATAGGTGTACGGCAAATCTCTAATTTCTTCTGCCGCATTTTTAACAGCGATTGCTTTTTCATCATCTTCTGAAAACTTACCAGTCGCAATTTCTTGAATGGGCACGCCGCTAACGTGAGAGAGAATCCTATTGAGGTGATCCTCTTTGCTCATCTCAGTATCGAGCATAAGTACAGGAATTCCATTCCTAGCATTATGCAAAGCAACATTATCTGCAAAGACAGACTTGCCCACTCCGGGCCTTGCGGATACGAGATCCACACACTTACGACGTAAGCCACCACCAATGATGGAATCATATCTGGCGTATCCACTGGACAATCCTATTTGGTCGCATTTGTTTTCGATTAGAAAGTCGATGTAGTCATCAAGATTATCACCAAGCATTTCTGGCTTTTGACCTGACTCATCGTCACGCAAGAAATCCATAAGTGGCGTTTCTACGAGATTGATAATATCATCAATACTCTCATCACCAACTATGGAGTCAATATCTTTATCTATCTTTTTAGCAATACGTTTTGCATTACGGGCAAACTCAAACTTTTTAACCTGTGCAGCAAAATGCAGGACGTTATCCCTCTTTACGGGATAGTCCATAAGGTCACGAATATAGTCTAGCTCATGTTCGGTCTTGACTACTTCTGTGAGGTTAAGTTGTTCAGCAGCAGAAAGAATTGCTGGAATGTCAGCTACAGCATCATTCTCCAACACCTTTTCGATACACTTGTAAATGACTTGGTTGTTACGGTTAGCGAAGCTGCTATGCGTAAGAAAGTCACTTATTTCAACATAAGATTCAAAGCCGTATGCGAAGAGTCCAGCTAGAACTGCTCTCTCTGCACCGACATCAGCAAGCTGATCCATATTACCTTCCTGTGCATCGGTTGCATCTAACGTTTTCGCCGTAGACATAGGCGGGATTTAAAGTAAAGTTTTTACCACAAACGTGGCACTCAATAGTCTTCTTTCTTGCTTTGCTACGGTCGCGTGCTGCTTTACCCAGACGCTCGAACTTAGCGGGGTCAAATTCTGGGTCACGATCTTCACCATTGTCTACCCACTGATTTTTTCTGGCTCTCACCGGAGTTTTCCTTTTTTCTAACTTATCACTCTGGACTACTCTAAAATCCTCTGTCACATTTGACCGAGGTGTTGAGGAAACCGTTTCCTCTTGTTTTGGTGCTGGTTCTGCGGGTACATCTTCTTTCAAAGAACCAGCTAGACTGTTTAGCAGTTCAGCTTTCTGCTCGTCTGTCATAGTATTCAGTAATGCTTTTACAATATCATCACTCATTTTCTTTTCCCTTTTTCAATTAAAATATCGGCCTTACGGCGAACGTTGTATTCTCTACTTTTTAATAGCTCAAGTCTACTATCCGCTGTTATCAACCATTCGTTAATGTTTCTTGCTATATCATTTTCTCTTTTAATCAAATCAACCTTTGTTTCGTACTTCATGAACTGCACTTCAATTTGTGTCACTTCACTAGCCACGATGCTGCCAAGGTTCTCTCTGCACCACCTTGATACATTTTCAGCTTTCGACCTGCACCAAGCTATGTGGTCTGCGTATTGGTATAACTGATAGGCATAGTGAAAACAATCGTCCTGTGTCAGCTTTTCCATTTGCTCCAAGGCCAGTGTCTCTGCAATAGCAAACTCTGGATTAAACTTGGTTGGAGCAATGTTCTCCGCTGTGATGTACCTGTCAATACCTTCAATGAATACTTTGAGTCTATCTGCTGCGTTCAATTTTCTCTCTCCAATATTCTGGATCTTCGTCCCAACGTAATTCTACTAGAGTAATATCATTAATCCTACACCACTCTTTCTTATCCAAGTCTCGTTTCTTTGCTTGTGCAAAACCGACTCTAGATTTATGAAAGTATGGCACATATTTAAAGTGTTGTTCGCCATGCACCTCAATACCTATTGTACACGATGGAATCAAAAAGTCAAGGGCTAATTTGGATTTTTTTGTAGAAGAACCGGGAAGCGTAACTTCTTCAAGTACCTGATAGGGATGAAATAGCTCCACTATAAGTTCCCTAGCTTGTAAATGATAGAAGCTACGCTTACTCCGGTTGTTTATAAGGTATTTTTTGGTATCGAGATTGTACTCTCTACTATTCAAACCTGTAACTTTCATTAGAACAATTCTCTTACTTCTTCGATAACAATGTCTCTAAGGTCTTGGTTATCATTTAAAAAGTTTACCAGTTTCTCCATACCCTGAAACTTAAACGCTTTGGTTACAGCTTCTTCGTCGTCTACCTTTACATCATTGGCTGATAGGTATGCAGCGACGATTGGGTTTGTTCTATGGTCTACTAAACAAGAAATGGTGTACCACGCACCCTTTGCTTGAATCAGTGCGAAGTCTGTAGCAATAGTTGCAATCTCTTGTGACTCATCAATACCAATACCATACCGAATCCAACTTGCGGCTGTACTCATAGGTGTACCACCAGCAGCAGAGGTTTTTATTACCCAGTTAGCAACTTGACCAACGTGATTGCCTGACTCTTTGGGTACTTCCCACTTGCCACGGTGCGTGATAACCATGTTGGTTCCAGCTTGGAACTGTAGCATGTTACCGCAGTCTGCCATCTTACTAGGTGCAAAACGTGACCCACCAGTGTTGGCGATATTGTGAGTGATAAACACGGCAATAGCTTTCATGCGTGATACGTCACCGCTGATACGCTTGAAGAACATAGACAGCAAGCGTGGTAGAGCGTTACGAACACCTGTGCGGATTTCACCATCAATCTCGTCCTGTGGAACCATATTGGATGTAGAGTCACAGATCAAGAACAGGTTCTCTTCTTCTTTAAGAAGTCGCTCCATAATATTAAGATATGTCTCAGCAGATACAATAGGTGTATCGTCTGTAGCTTGAACAATTTGAATAGCATCAACATCTAAACCTTTGATGCCACGAAAGTTTTGTTTGGTCAGACGACCTTCAGTATTTAGATAGTATACTTTCTTACCTTTGGCTTGTGCCTTGGCAGCAGCATACAGTGCGGTCGTTGTCTTTCCAGTTTTTGGGTCGCCAGTCATAACAACCACTTGACCCTCACGAAGTCCACCACCGAGTGCCATATCCAGTGCTGGACTAACACTAAGGGTATCATACGTTTCTAATGACTCTAACACTTTAGTGCCAGACTCAATAACATTACCATATTTCTTGCACAATGTTGCGACGGTAGGATCGTCGTACTCAACAGTTTTACTCTTCTTCTTCGCCATTCTCTAGTTTCCTAAGTTTGTTTAAAAGGTTCTTTCCGCCGTAACTCTTTTTCCTAGTCTTGGCGTTTTTCTTCACTTCAATTTCTTGCTTGGGCTTTGACTTCTGCTCTTCAATTTGTAGTTCATACTTCTTGATAATACCAATAACGCTTGGATGGTTTAATGAAAAGATACTTCTAAACTCTGGTGACTCAATTGCTTTGACAAGTGCTTCTTCACTGTAGTCCTTTAGTATGCTATTGGCCTTAAAAAGCTGTTTCTTGTAAGTCCAGTCCCAAGGTTTTTTGTTCCAGAATTTGTAGGGTAAAGACCCCTCATTCTTGTTTTCTGCATTACGTTGACACATAATTGCAGCAACATATTGGGCACAAGTGCAATAGTCTCCTGTTGTTAAGTGTTTGTATTTACTCTTTTCGCTTCTTTTTCTTTTGTTCATTGTAGATTATAGCCTCGCTAAAACATTCAGACAAATCATCGTCGTACTGCTTGTCTAAAATTAATTCTGGAGTCAACCACATTTGCTTGTGAACCACTCCATCGTTTAATGTTCCCA